CCGGCGACAGTATGCCGCAATTTGAATTCTCCTATAACACGGGTGGCAAGATGAATCTGCCAAACCCGACCGTTGTTTCTGGCTGAGATCTGGTAGAGTAGATGCTCCGTACTTAAGGAGCATCAATGACACCTCATCAACTATATCTACTTTCAAAGTACCTTCAGCGAGTCGTCGCTAGAGGAACAGAAGAAGAACAAGAATTGTATTCATTAATACAATCAGTAACACGCTTGTCAAACTCCTGCAATAATGTGTATACTAAAGAAGGCAAAACAGCCGCATAACAACTGCTGGTATTCCAGTGGGGTAACACAAGGAGTATCACATGTCCGATTCCTCAAGTCTAATTGCAGACTTAACGGAGCGACAAGCGAATGCACTTCGTCAAAAGTGCTCGTTTACTCGCATAAAAGAAAGCATGACTCCAGACGAGCATGCTGCAGTAAACAAAGCTGAAGAAGAAATCAAAGTAGATACTGGGAATGGCAGAGCAAAGACTTACTCCTGTTCCTGGTTATCTGAAGTTCTTACAAAAAATGGTTATCCAGTAAGCTCTAGCACCATCTCCCGTCATATGAACGGTCGGTGTGGCTGTGAGTAATCTGGTATCTGCTTTGTCAACTAGTTCATCAAACATACCTGAATGGCCTTTAGTACAACCTGGTCCTTCAGTAAAAATGCCAACAATTAAAGTTAAGCCTTCATCAAACGCCTCAGGTTACCAAACCTGTGTAATCCTTCCGGATATGCAGATTGGTTATTTCCGTGCCCGTAACGGTGAATTAGAGGCCACTCATGACGAACACGCCATTGAGATGGCTTTAGCTATCACAAAATCACTTAATCCAGACATGATTGTTCTAGTTGGAGACAACCTGGACTTCCCTGAATTTGGTAAATACCGCCTTAGTAGTGCTTATGCACTAACTACACAAGCGTCTATTGACCGTGCTACAACCCTTGGAGCACAGCTGCGGACGTATGCTCCTAACGCTAAGATTGTATGGCTAGCTGGAAACCATGAAGAAAGATTGGTGAACTTTGTACTCGATAACGCGAAAGCTGCTTTTGGGATTCGTAAAGGTAATACGCCAGAGTCCTGGCCTGTGCTTAGCATTCCTTATCTCTGTCGTTTCGACGATTACGGGATATATTATGTACCGGGCTATCCAGCTGGACAATTTTGGATCAATGAAAGACTCCGCGTCATCCACGGCACAAAAGTACGCAGTAACGGGTCGACAGCGCATGCCTACCTCAACACAGAAAAAACATCAGTCCTATATGGTCACATCCACCGGCGTGAATGGGCTGAACGGTCCCGTGACGATTGGGATGGTGCAAAGACCATCATGGCCGCATCCCCTGGTACGTTGGCAAGATGCGACGGCACCGTCCCATCTACCAAAGGATCAATCGACCTGGACGGTAGACCTATGACCATAGTGGAAGACTGGCAACAGGGTATTGGAATAGTTACCTTTGAACCAGGTGATGGTGCGTTTTGGTATGAACAAGTGCCTTTCCATAATGGGTCGGCCTTTTTTAGAGGGAAGTTCTACAATGCAGAGAAAAAAGAAAGTTGATAGTCCAATAACTCCACAGTTAGCTATTGTTACTTGGCTAGATGCGTTTGACGGACCAACAGGTTGGATGGACCCCAAGTCCTACAAACCTAACCCAATACGACCAATAAGTATTGGTTGGGTTATTCCAGATTTTTTAGATGACTATCTAACCCTTGCCGGAACATTCCTTGTTGATACTAATGAAGAAAACAAAGAATCTAAAGCGGAATATTATAGCAATCCTGCTCATATCCCACTTAAAATGGTACAATCAATAACATACATTGATGCACCTATTGACATAGTTGCCTTAATGTTGTCCGATTTTAACACCAGGGGTTTTAATGCCGATTGATTTTTGGTCACCAAGTTATAGAGCTTCCTCTAGTGACCTAACTGTTGCTATTTCTCCTCTGGGTTTGGTTGAACTTGCAGACGAAGAGTTTGAAGTTCACGGCCCACGCCTTAACCGTTATAGCGCATGTTGGGCTTGGTACCTTGGCCACCACTGGTCTTATAGGCGTGAACAGGGTGAACAGAACATTACCCTTAACTACACCCGTACTTTGGCAGATTACATTACCAACTTCTGTTTTGGTAAAGGCGTTCAATGGAAAGTTCCTGAACAAAATGCTGCAGTTATCCCTCAGTTGCTTCACCGTGTTTGGGAACAGGACAACTCAAAGCATAATGTCCTTTGGGAAATGGGTCAACTTGCTGGAGTAACTGGTGACTGTTTTGTAAAAGTAGCTTATGAAGACCCTTATGTTGACCCAATTGGGGTAACAAATGAAGGACGTATTCGTGTTATTGCCTTGAACCCAGCACACTGTTTTCCTGAATACCACCCTCATGACCGTGATCGTTTGTTGCGTTTTAAATTAAAATACCGCTTTTGGGGTACTAGCCCTGAAGGTACTCGTCAGGTCTACACCTTTACTGAAATCTTGACTGATGACTCTATTGAGCAATATATTAATGATGAGCTAGTTGATCAATACCCCAATCCAATTGGTCATATTCCAATTGTGCATATTCCCAACATGACCATCTCTTCATCCCCTTGGGGACAAGCTGATATTTGGGATATTATTCCTCTCAACCGTGAGCTAAACGAAAAGATGACTGAAGTATCAGACATCATTAACTATCATGCTGCTCCAGTAACAATTATTACTGGAGCTAAGGCAAGCCAGTTGGAACGTGGTCCTAAGAAAGTTTGGGCAGGTCTTCCTAAGGAAGCTAGTGTATTTAACCTTGAATCTAGCGGAAACATGGCTGGAGCTTTAGAGTATATTACGTTCCTTAAAAGAGCTATGCATGAACTTACAGGTGTACCCGAAACAGCTCTTGGACAGTTTCAGCCAGTATCTAACACTTCTGGTGTAGCTCTTGCTATTCAATACCAGCCTCTAATGAATCGCTTTAACATGAAGCGCATACATTTTACTAAGGGTCTTGAAAAGATTAATGAGCTTATTATTAGAACAGCAGCAATCTTTACTCCTGAAGCTCTTATCTATAATCCTGCTACTACAGAATCACCTGAAGTGGATCAACTTACACAGCTTGATCCTATGGACCCCTTGACTTACCGCACGCAAGTTCACTGGCCTGAACCCCTGCCAATTGACGTGCTTATTAAACTTAACGAAGCCCAAGCTAAAATGGCTATGGGTCTTGAATCTAAAGAAGGCGCTATGCGCATGCTTGGTGAGGAGTTCCCACGGGAGAAACTTGCTGAGATATTTGAAGAACTCCGTGATGATGCTATTGACCAGGGTGCGCTTGATATGTTGCGCGCTCAAATCAATCAAGCTGTCATGATGGCAACAGGCTTGTTACCCGGACCAGATGGCACCAGCACGGTACCCTCTGGAAATGGTAATGTAACAAGTGCAGGTTCACCACAAGGACAAGGGGGCCCCTTACCGGGCACTCAAGTTATGGGTGGTCCTGTAGAAGGAATGGTAAACAATATCGTTGCAAAGGCATACGGAGCTAGATTATCCCAGCGTCGTGTTCCTGATGAAGAATAAAATTGTCGTTTTAAATCAGCTATTAACAGCCCAACTAGAAGAGGTTAACTTATGTCAAAGTTTGAAGATGGTATTCAGGTACCCGCAGATCCGGTAGAAACACCGGCACCAAAGGTACAGGAAGAAAAGTACTTCTCTGAGGAGGACATTCAAAAAGTCCGCCAGCAGGAGAAGGACAAGATGTATAAGCGTCTTGAAGATGCTGATCATCGTGTCAAGTCCATGGAAGAACAGTTATCAGTACTTAGTTCTGATCGTGAAAAAGCAATTAAGGAAGCGGCAGATCGCGCCAAGAAAGAAGCAGAAGTGCTTCGTCAGCGTGAAATGGAAGAGCTTTCTGCAAAGGATCTTCTCTCAAAACGAGAAGATGAATTCAATCAGCGCATTAACCAGGTTGAGCAAGAGTGGGGCCAGAAGTTTTCCGAATTGGAAAAGCAACGCCAAGCCACCGATGCAATGCTTGAAAAAGAGCGTTACCTTCAGCAGCTAGAGTCGTATCGTCAACGACGTATCCAGTCTGAGACTGACACGATTATTCCTGAGCTACGGGATCTTGTAGCAGGTAATAGTGAAGAAGAGATTGAACATAGCATTACAGTACTTCGTGATCGAAGTACTGCTATAATTGAATCAATCCAGCAAGCGAGTCCCCCTCGTTTGAAAGGGACGACAACTACGGCGCCCCCCTCTGGACCACTGGACAACCAAACGGACTACCAAACGGTCAGCGCGGAGGATATCCGCAATATGCCGATGGATCAATACGTAAAAATGCGTGAAAGACTTATGTCAGCAACACGGGCTCCTAGAGGCCGTTACTAGTAATTAAACCCAACAACCTATCCATCGGAGGATATTAAAATGGCATTACCCGCACCCGCAGGTGGAGCAATTACCGGAACAGGTACTTATACTGGTGGCTCAGGCAACCAGGTCACAGGATACACTGACGGTAGTTCGGCTCTATCTCCCGCAATCCAGCAAATTTGGTCAAAGGAAATACTTTTCCAGGCTATGCCGGTTCTACGCTTTGAACAGTTCGCTGTGAAGAAGACGGAACTCGGTGTTATGCCAGGTTTGACCATCAACTTCATGCGCTACAACAACCTTACGGTTGATGAATCAGCTGGAGCTAACTTGACTGAAGGTTCACGTATGGAACCGTCAGCCTTGTCGGCTAGCCAGATTCAGATCACCGTGTCAGAACAGGGTAAGGCCGTTGCCGTTACCGAATTGTTGCTCAATGCATCATTCGATGACGTTATGGCTTCGTCCTCACGTCTGCTTGGTCGTCACATGGCACAGAGCATGGACATTCAAGCTCGTAACACCCTCTACAAGAACGGTATCCCGTTCGGTGGTGGATCAGCTGTTCCTCCGAGCGTTGTGTTCGGTCGCAAGGCTGCTACAACCCGTGGAGCCATCAGCCCGTACGATGCAGGTACCCTTGGTACCGCTTCGTCGCCTGGTTACTTGAGCCCCGCATCCATCAAGGACGCAGTTGAAGTCCTCGCTGGTCAGAACATCCCGCGTTTGGGCGACACCTACGTGTGCTTCGTTCACCCGTCGCAGAGCCGTTCGCTCCGTGACTGGCCGGAATTCATCGAAGTCACCAAGTACGCTGCTCCGGGCAACTTCATGCTCGGTGAAATTGGCCGCTTGTATGACGTCGTGTTCATTGAAACCACCCAGGTTAAGAAGGGCTTGGATGCTACTGCAACCACTGCTCCTCTGTACGGTATGGGTTCAACCCTTGACACCAGTGCTACTGCTGGCTTCCAGGAAAATGCCGATTCTTACAACGCCATCATGATTGGTGACAACTCATTTGGTCACGCCATCAGCCTTCCGGTTGAATTGCGCGACGGTGGTGTCATTGACTTTGGTCGTGAGCACGGTCTTGCCTGGTACGCCATCTGGGGCTTTGGTGTAATCACACACGAGTCGCGTGTTATTCTCAACACGCTTGGTGGCGCCATTTCCTGAACCTAAAAAGGTAAGGAATCGTAACCCATTTGAGGGTACGAATGGTGTAATATGGGTGGGGGCAGAAACCCCCACCCATTACCATTTATAAGCACATAACAACAAGGAGATATCATGGCTCGCAAGATTACGACCACCACAAATTGGGCAGAAGCAGTAGAAGACGATGAAGTAGTTATTGACGAACCCGTCATTGTTTCTTCGTCTGATCCCAACTTTATAAAAGCAAGAGTTAAGGGAACATGGATTATGTTCTGGGGTCAAGATAAGTTTGATTTTGTTGACGGAAAGAGCTACAAGTTGCCAAAAGACTTGTTTAACTACCTCCGTAATAACGGTAACATTTACGACACTATGGCTTGAGGTATACATGCCCTTCATAATCCCTAACGCTACTGATATTCCGGATAGCAACAGTCATTTTGTAAGCTTAGATCAGGCTGAACCTGATTCACTTGACTTTCAAATACTAGGGAATAGAGCAACAGGTGTAGTCAGTGGTTGTAAAGTAAGTGTTGCAACTGGTCCTTACACTGTTCAAATTGCACCTGGTTGGATTTGTATAGATGGAGAAGTATATGAGGTAACTAGTACTCCTCAAAAAGCTTTACCCTCAGTTCCAACATCAACTACAAATAGATTTGACTTAATAGTTGCACGTTTAAACACAACAACTAAACAAGTTTCTCTTGTTGCTCTATCTGGGGTTGAAAGTAGTACTAATCCTACTTTTCCAAAGTCATCAGATAGATTAAACACCTTAACTGGTTCTTACATTGAACCTACAACGGATGTTGTTTTAGCTGCTATATATAGAAGTGGGTCTTCAGCAATATCAGATTCTGGCATAGTAGATAAACGTGTTAATGTACCATCAAGTATTAGTTTCAGAGGAAGTGCAAACCCTAGTGACAGTATAGGTGTTAATGGTGACTTCTATTATAGATACACAACAGTATCCGGAAACTCTGGTACGTTTATTAAAAAAGATGGTAAATGGGTAGAACTTTTATTGCAAACTGAATCTGGGTCTGTGACTCCAATTGGTGCAATAATTATGTGGCCAAGTAACACTACTACTCCTAATCCTTCGGGTAAAACTTTTTGGTTAGAGTGCAATGGACAGTATGTACCTAATGATACATACAGTGCTTTAAAAGATTTGTTGACTACTACGTATGGTCCATATGTTGGTACAACTTTTAAACTACCTGATTTATCAAATAAGTTTATTCAAGGGTCAGGAACTGCAGGCACAACTGGTGGAACAGCAACAGCTTCAATAAGCGAAGCTAATTTGCCTCCTCATACTCATAATGTACCTGTACATGTTCATGGTGTTGGTAACCACACACATCCTATAAATCATACTCATGCTCAACAAACCACCAACTCAGGTGGAGCGCATAGTCACTTGGGTACAAAGGTACAAGATGGACTATCTGGAGATTTTGCTACAAGACTTAACGTTTTTATACCCGGAACAGCTAATGGTTTGGGTGGTAACATTGGGTTTGTAGCTCCGTTTTCATTTACTGCAGATGGTGTAGCTGATGGTCTTAACACATTCTTTGGAGCAAACATAAGTGGTATGCAAATGCACTGGTCGGCAGAAACTGCTGATGCCCCTTCACACCAACACCCTATTGTGTTCCCAGAGCATGTAGGTGTTAGTGAAACTAGTACTGGAAACACTGCAGAAAATGTAGCTGCACAAACTGGTAGTGGTGCTGGGGCTAGTACTTCTATTAGTGTTATTCCTCCTAACATAACCATGCGTTGGTTTATACGCGCTTTATGATAGAAAAGCTTCCTAATCCAACTGGTACTCCTGACGAAATAAGAATTAGGCGTATAACAAGTGTTGGCGCAATGCGCCCAGAACAACCAGCTGTAAACCAACCAATACAGAAGACTGTGCCAGGTAAAGACTCCGCTGACACCCCTACTTGAGATAGACTGGTTATATGGCAACACAGGCAGATATTGAAACTATTGCAAGGACCTACCTCAGGGATTTTCCTAAGTTCTTTCAAACATCCTTTGATGTTGTTGGACGCACCTACGAATTAGACCATATTAATATTGACTCAGACTCTTTGTGGGTAGCTGTATACACATCTAACTCCGGAGCAGCATCGGTATTGGCAGCTTCCCAATATAGTGTTGATGAACGTAATGGTATTTTAAGATTAACTGGAACTTATTCAAGTAGCACTAAAGTTATGGTTGAGGGTTATTACTATGAATGGGTTACCCCTACTGACCTGGCCTTTTATTCTAAAAGAGCACTAGATAAACACTTACATACCCTTCATCTTCCTGTTGAACAACTTTCGGATGTAGTTATTGACGCAATTGGTATTTCAGCTATTTGTGAATCTTTATGGGCTTTAATGACTGAGTACAGCCGAGACATTGATGTAATTACATCTGAGTCTGTACATATTCCAGCAAGCCAACGTTTTCGTATGGTTCAAGCGTTACTATCCCAATGGGAAGCTGAGTACAGACGTCATGCTGCAGCACTTAACATTGGCTTTGACAGGCTTGAAGTAATGAACCTTCGTCGTACTTCAAGAACTACTAACCGACTTGTACCTATATATAAGTCTAAAGAGCTTGGAGATTTCTCACCCTTGGAACGTCAATGGCCGGAAATTGATGAAGGTATTGTTAGCCCAGAAACTAAGGGAGATAAGCTACGTGAAGACGTGTATATAGACACTAACCCACCATCGGGTGCTACTACGAATTCATTTTACTAATGAACCTTCATACTGAATTATCCTTAATTAATAAGCACTTTAGTAAAAGACACAAAGACTCAGGTTCGGAATACTTAGTTTGGTATGAATTTATACCATTAGGAACTAGCGCCAGCGTTACCAGTGTTTATGATGATGTGTATGACGAATCACCTTATGGTACGGGTGGTCGTAAGTACAAACCTGGTGTTGTTCTTCCTGCTCTACTTGCTGCAGAAACAGAAGACCAAAGAAGAGCTATTCCTGAGGGTAGATTAACTTTAGAAACAATGAATCTATTTGTACCTGTTAATGCCATGCGAAATGCCGGAATTGAAACGGTATGGGAATATAGAAACCATCTTAATGACGTATTTTTGTATGATGGTAGATTCTTTTCTGTGTATAGTTATACAGTTAGAGGTCGTGTAAAGGGTGAAGTTTTTGTACTTATTGAAGGTCAAGAATTGTATGTTGACCAAGAATTTGTAAACGACAATAACTTTCCTGAGCTGTCGTCTAATAACCTCCCCTGGCCTGCAACCCTACCTCAAATAGGCTAAAATTGTTCTAGCTACAACGTGCGTTGTAGCATTCAACGCCTAGAACTGTAAGGGGTCCCAATGCCTGGGAAAACTGCATCAACTTCTTCTTACCGTTCTAAAGTTAAGCCAAGCACCCCTTATGCAGTTAACAACTTAATTACTAGTTTAAATAAAGTTGAAAAGGCAATAAAAGCTGCAGTTAGAAAGTACCAGACAAAGGTACGTAAAGAGGCCAAAGATTCTTGGGGTGAAGCTGCTAAAACTATTAATGTAACTTTTGATTATGACAATATGGTTGTACATATTACATCAAATCATCCAGATGCTGATATGCTAGAACATGGTTCTGATGAATTCCCACCCAGCCCTGTTATTAGAATGGCGGCAATAAAAGCACAAGAAGAACTTATTCCGTTAATTAAAACACAACTTATAAAAATAGGTCTTAAATAATGTCTAATAAGGGATTCCTTCTTGCAGAAGATGCTGCTGTAAAGAATAGGTTTAGTAACCTAACTGTTTCTGATGACCGCAACCAAGAGAGATTAGTACAAGTATTTTTCAGGTATCCGGAGGGTGAAACAGAAAAAGCTTACCCATTTATAACTGTAGAAATGATTGGTATGTCGCATGACACAAGACGGCAGCTTTCAGAAACTACTTATTACTATAGTAATTCCGCCTCGGCTTCTAATAGTCCAGCTTACATAAACTATTATCCCTCAGAGTTAAACGCAACTGAACTTGCTGCACAGGTTACAAACACCTCTGGTCTTAAAGTCCATTCGTTTATTCCCGTAACGTTAGTGTACCAAGTAACCACTTATACTAGAACTGCCCTACATGATCGGCAGTTATCTAGTAAAATATTAAGACGAGTAGTACCATTTAGACAAGGATTTATTGAAATCCCAGAAGATGGTACAATTCGAAGATTTGATCTTCTGTCATGGAATCCCTCGGACCTCCTTGATAGAGAAGCAGGATACCGAAAACGTATCTTTAGAAAAGTGTTTACAATACAAATGAATGCTGAAATAGCTGACACGGATCTTACTGTGTTTAAGAAAGTTGCTTCAGTTGAAGGTGCTTTAGCTGTAGATAACAATGATAATTTTCCGTCAATAACCGACATTTTAGAGGAGTTTTAAATGCCCACTTACCAAAACCCTGGTGTGTACGTAACAGAGTCAGCTTTTGTATCAAAGCCAAGACAAGCTAGTACCTCTCGTTCAACTGCAGTTTTCTTTGGAGAATCCTCACGAGGACCTTCTGACGCTACTTTAATTGGATCTTGGTCAGAGTACCGTACGCTTTATGGAGAACTTAGCCAGGAATACGATCTTGGATTTGCTGTTTACCACTACTTTTCAAATGGTGGTAAAGATGCTTATATTGTAAGAATCAATTCGTCTAATGCTGTTGCTGCGACTGTAACGGTTCCTTACTACCCTAATGTTGGTGGCGCTGCATCAACGACTGCAACCTTGTTTACTGCTTCTGCAATGAGCAAAGGAACTTGGGGTAATAACCTTACTTTAGAATTTAGCAATGGTAATACCACAGCTACCTCTACAGTTATGCCATCATTTAACTTAGTTGTCAAACTTAATGGTACAGAAGTTGAACGTTGGAATGACCTTTCTCCCAGTTCATCGGCTAACCGTTATTTTGTAACTATTTTGAATACTTATTCACAATATATTGATAATGTGGTTATTGGTAACCCAGTCCCTGTTGCAACAACCTCTACTGGAACTAGCTCAGCTTTTGCTTATTCAGGGACTGCTGTTTCTTATGCAGGTGGTTCTGCGGGGGCGTCAATACAAGATTCAGATTATGTTTCGGCTTTGACAAAACTTGATGTAGTTGAAGGAGTATTACTATTAAACGCTGTAAATAAAACTTCAGCACAGATTATTAACCCATTTATTGCTAAGGCCGAGAGTCGTGGTGATAGCTTTGTTATCATTGACCCGTCAATGACAGAAACCAACGTTTCAACTATTGGAGGTAACATTGGAGGCTACACAGTTTCAAATTACGCAGCCGTGTACTACCCACACTTGTTGATGATTGACCCTTCAAAGACTGGACCTGGAGCAGTGAAAGCAACTGCACCTGGTGGAGCTATTGCTGGTACTTACGTTAGAACTGAGATTGAAAAGGGTGTTGCTAAGACACCTGCAGGGCTCAATGTAGGTGTTAGAAACGCAATTGGTCTTGGAACCAACTTTACGGCATCCGAAACTGGCACCTTATACGGTACCTACAACATTAATACGCTAAAAGCAATCCCTGGTGGTGGAATAGTTGTTAATGGTGGTCGTACCTTGGATAAGAATGCTCCAGGAAAGTTCATTTCTTCACGTCGTACTTTGAACTACTTGAAACAGGCTCTTAAAGAGGGTACGGCTTACGCTGTATTTGAGCCCAATGACTCAAGATTGTGGAGTCAACTTACTATTGGTATTTCATCCATGCTTGCTGAGTTTTGGCGCCAAGGTAATTTAAAGGGTGAAACCGCAGCTGAAGCTTTCTACGTAACTTGTAGTTCAGCAAACAACACGTCCGTAAGCATAGATAACGGAGAAGTAAGAATTGAAGTTGGTGTTGCTCTGCAATACCCAGCTGAATTTATAGTAATTAACCTGTCCCAGTGGACCGGTGGTTCAAACGCAATCGAAAACATCTAACAAGGAGAATGAATAATGGCACGTTCAGCCGCTACAGACCCAGTACGTAACTTTAAATTTCAAGTAACTATCCAACCTACTGCTAATACTACTTTAGCAACAGTTCTTAATGGTATTGGTGACTTGGGATTTGCTGCTATGACTGGTGTTTCAGTACAACACCAAATGGTAGGTTACCGTGAAGGTGGAATGAATACCCATACCCATAAGCTAGTTGGTCAGTCTGACTTTGGCCCCATTACGTTTAGTCGTGGTGTTATTGCAGACCAAAGCCATTTATGGAAATGGTCTGAGTTCCTCCACTCATGGAACAGCGCTACGGTAGGTGGTTCCGATTCTAATGCTACGGGTGGTAACGACTACCGCTGTAATATTATGGTTAAAGTTTTTGACCATCCTCACTCAATTGGTACATACCAAGAATCAGGTACAACCAGCTCTGCAGCTAATAACCTGGGTAAAGTTCGCCTAGGTATTAAACTGTTTGATTGCTGGCCGGGTGCTTATACTTTGAGTGATCTCTCAGCAGGTGACTCTGGTATTATTGTGCAACAACTTACGGTACACCATGAAGGATTTAAGCTAGGGTGGACTGCAACTGACATTACAAACCTAGAAGCGTTAAACTAAACCAAACATACAAGGAGTAAACAATGAGTAATACAATTGAAGTTGAGTCAATGGACGAAATGTTCAAAGAACCAGCCCCTGTTATTGCTGCCCCAGAATCTGTAATTGTAGAATTGCAAAGAGGGTTAATTAACCCCACAACGGGACAATGGCAAACTACGGCAGAGGTTAGAGAACTAAACGGTAAAGATGAAGAATTCTTAGCATCGTTAGAGGGTAACAAAAACATTACATATGCAATGTATGTTGGTACTTTAGTAAGTCGTGCAACTGTAAGAATTGGAGACACTCTTGTTAAAAACAATAAGAGTGTTATTGAAGAGTTGATTACGGGGGATAGAGATACCTTGTTAGTTGCTATACTCAGAGCTACTTATGGCCCAGAGCGAACATTTAAGTACCCTTGTGGTGCTTGTAAAACATCAAATGATGTAACTATCAACATTGAAGAGGACTTTCCGATTCAAACAACAACATTTAACCTGCGTGAACCTTTTAATGTTACCCTTAAAAATGGTGAAGTATTGAAGTTTAAACTTCCCGTAGGCTCAGACAACATTGCTATGTCAAGAGGTGAAAGCACTGCTCAACAGAGCACCTTGCTTATTAGTCGTTGTGTAGTTTGGAAAGACCATAAAGACAGTTTGTATAGCGAAGAGTGGGCCAAAAATCTTGGTCTACAGGATCGCAATACTATTCTCTCAGCAATTTTAGGTCCAAAGGTGGGACCCAAGCTTGGGGAGGTGAATACCCAGTGCGCTACTTGTAGCGCTGATATTGTGATAAATGTAGACTGGGTATCCCTTTTACTTGCCTGACCTAAAAAGTATATACTGGGAGTACGAAGGCGTAGCTACTGTTTACAAAGGGTTTAGTTTAGATGATATACGGAGTATGACAATACGCCAAAGAGACTTTTGGTTCCGTATGGCTAAATGGAGAATATCTGATGGAGGCAGTAGCTAATGACCGAAGATGAAATTAACAAATCAGTTTCCAAAGAAGCAGGGGCAATGGTCTCTTCTTCTGTTGGTATTAACGCTGATCTTTCATCTCTTAAGGGTCTTAAAGATAGTATAAAAGGAATTAAAGAAGAAACTAAGGCGTTAGTTGACACACTGACAGAAGCCAGAAACATCCTTAAAGAGATGTATGAAAAGTATAATTTTTCTGCTACTTATGAAGTACACCAGGCTGGTTCTCAAGGTGGACAGTTTTCTACTGGTTCAACAACCCAAGCAGCTGGTACCAAAACTGTAGGTACTGCACCTGGTAAGTCTCCAAACGTTCAACCTGCTCCTGATGCTGTATCGGCTGCTTTGTCTGGGCAACACGCTTTATCTCAAGGCCAAGGGCAAGGTGGAGGTGGTGGGTTTTTTCAAAGAATAGCAGGGGGTGTTAATGCTGCCCCTGGTTATGAAAGTTTTAAAGGTGGTAGTGGTGCTATAGGTGGAATGCAACAGCTTACTGCTGGGGGTTTTTCAAAAGCTGGTAATTTTGCAAGCATGGCTGGTACTTTAGCAAAAGTAGGCATTCAAGCTATTGATAACCGTGTAGAATCCGGAAGAGAATACGCACTTAATGCGGATAGATCTACCCTACAGATGCAACAGTTGACCGGCATGAGCCAGGGTCAAGTAATGAATAATCTTAGAATGCCCCTAACTGACTATAAGCTTGGTACTAATGGTATTAACCAGTTGATGGCCTTACAAGCCCGTACAGGCATCAATGCTGCCCAACAGGCATCAAGTGTTGAGATGATGAGAACCATTAGTGGATTCTCTATGGGAGCAGAAGGAGCCTCCAGTATCATTGAAAACCTTGCTGCTCCAGAAACAGTAAACAAGATGTTTATGATGACTGGTATGAGCCTTATTGGTCCAGGTGGTAAACAAAATAGTACTAAAGATATTATTCAAAGTATTGCTAGAAAAGCTGGGTTAAATGATCCAGGTCTTGCAAAAACCGCCTCAGCTCCTGGATCTGTTACTAGAGCAACACTATCTTCTATGGGTGTTTCTGGGGACTTACAAGATCAAGTTATCCAATATGCTCAATCTAATGTTGCCTTTAGAAATAAGGGTGGCAAAGGTATGTACGACCCTTCAAAAGAAGAAGATCGTAAACGTATGGGTATTGATGATACCTTTGCTATGGAAGCAGAAGAAACTGAACGCAAGCGTGGTAAAAGGGATGAACAGTTCTACCGAGACCAAGCTGGTTCTTACGCTAAATTAGAACGTCAAACACAACGGGTAACTGACGCACTAGGAAAAATGGAACACGCTCTTAAAGGTATTATTGGTGAAAGAACTGGTAACCGAATTGGTCAGAAGTTACTCGGTGGATTAATGGGTATAGGTGGTGCAGCTGCAATGTTTGTTCCTGGTGGACAAGTTATTGGTGCCGGACTTCTGGCTGGCGGAATGGCATTACAAGGTGACCCTGTTCTAGATGAATCAAGTCCTTTCTCTAAGAAATCTGGGTTTTATGGGTTTTCTAGTACAACCCCTTCAATAGCTGGTAAGAGTGATCCAAATATCACTCCTTCTAACCCTCTTGCTACTGATCCAGCTGTTCCAGCTGTTCCGCAAGGTAAAGAGTTCTTTTTTCCTGAAGGTTACGTCCCAGGAACTTTTGTTTTAGAAGGTACAGTAAGTAGTAATCAAACAGAAACTAAAATGGCCACTACAAACAAGTTTGCAAGTGAAAAACTAAACCCTGGTCTTAAAACAGCTGTCGAAAACATGGCAACAAAAGCTATGGAAGAAGCTGGCCTAGATCTAAAATTAAGTCCACAAGGTGGACGTCGAGATGGTTATCAACAAGCTAAATTGTTTACTGACCGGTATACAGAAGCACCTGCTGGTACAACTAGTTTTGTTGATGCCTATGATGGTAAAACACGTCGGGTAGTTAACTGGGGTGGTAAAAAGTTTATGAAAAAACCTGGTGATCGTAATCCACCTGCGGCTATTCCTGGTGAATCACTTCACGAAATTGGTATGGCCGCTGACTTAGACCTATCTGACCCCAAAGTTAAAGCATGGGTTAAGCAAAACTTGTATAGATTTGGACTTACTACGGGTGAAGGTGAAGACCACCACGTTCAGCTTGCTTGGACTAAAAATATGACTGTACAACAGTTTTTAGGACAAACAGGATTAACTAGAGAACAAGCATCAGAAAATGTTAGAGGTCGGGGTGTTACCTGGGCACAAAATATAAACCCTAGTTTTGGTGTTGACACTAGTGACTTCTCAGAAAAACTTTTAAAGAAATTTGGAACAAACATAACAACAGAAAAGTTGATGTGGTTAAGGGCCTGGACTAAAAAAGAAGGTGGAGGAGGTATGTACAACCCCTTCAACGTAGTATCTGGTAATAACCGTCGTACTATTGCTGGGCTTGATAGATCTGAAACTAATTTCAACCAAAATGGTAACTACCCTGTTCAAAACTTTGATACCCTTGAACAAGGGCTTAACTACACTGCATACCACTTAACGCGACATCAAACAGGTTTAATGAAAGTTATGATGCAACCAAATCCAACTATTGCTGATTTTAAGTCAGTAGCTAGTAGAAGTACTGGTGCTTCTAGTAGGGGTCTGATGTCAGTTATTGATAGTGTTGTTAATGAATATAACACCGCAATAAAAAACAAAGACCTTCAAGGGTTATACCGTAACTATGGGAATTACTTTGGAGGAACTGCTATAGCAGGTGACCCACAGCCAGAAGTGTCTCCTATGAGTATCCCATCTTCCCCTATGGTTGCATCAGGAGGGGGTTCACTTGGAGGAACTACTGTACATGAGGGTAGTACCATCACAATTTCCCCAGTTATAAATATGACCTCATCTGGAGCTGGTGGTTCAGTTAGCGAGTATGATTTAAGAACAATGGCTAAACGAATAGCTAAGCTAATTGAGCAAGAATCTAACCTTAATAAAATTAGGAGTATGTAATGCCCTCATATAAGAATTATGACGATCTATATACTTTCTTAGAAAGTGCTGTACCAGGTGCTTCTAGAGGTGTTGGGGATGTTAAGGATGATGTACTTAATAAAGACTTTGCTTTTAACCCAAATCTTGTACGTACAAATTCTGTAAAATCTGGTAGTGCATTTGATAATTCATCTAAACACACAACAAAATTAACTCGTGGATTTATTAGAAACCTCATAACTGATCAGGGAGAGGGTAGAACTAAATTTCCAAATATGAGATGTAGATTTCAATTTAACCCTCAAGACATTGAGCACATAATTGAAGCACGTAGAGATATGTATCTACCTATTCTCCAAGATCCTAAGCAACTTACACAACCAATGGCGGGTAACGCATCATTTGCTTTTGAATTAATATTTGATAGAACTACAGAAGTTAATAGTCAATCATCAAGAACTGCCTCAGAAAATGGTGCTGCAGTACCTGATCAAACAAGTCCAGCAACTGTTGGTGTGTTTCATGACTTAAGAGTGCTTTATTCTATAATTGGACAAGGTTTAAGTTCAGAATTAATAAAAGCTCAGGAAGAAAAAACTAAAGCAGACATTGCTTACTATGCAAGTAAGAATTACTCTGAATTAAACATTCAAGTAAGTTCTGTAGATGGTACATCTGTTTATAATGGTGTGGGTACTACGGATGAAGATGGGGAAACAGTAATAGATGCTAACTCTGCTGAGTTAGCAGAATTCTTAAGTAATATGAATAATCCAGATAGTGATGCTGGTAAAAGTTTAAGTTTTATGTCTAACATAAACGTTGGAAACTCTGCTTTTTTAATACCTCAACCATGTCGGGTTATCTTTTCTCCGATGTTTATGGTTGATGGGTTTGTTATGAACACAAGAGTTTTATTTACAAAATTTAGTGCAAAGATGATTCCTATACAGTGTAAAGTATTTGTACAAATGCAAGCAGTTTATATTGGTTTTGCAAAAAACAAAACATTTATTTCACAGCAACTTGCGGACACTGCATCTGCAAACACAGCTGGTCAGCGTACTGCAGACTCTGAGGCGTTAGAGATTTCAAAAATTCTTGCTAAGTATTTAACAACAATAAATATTGGGTATAGTAGTGACACCCGTATTATTAATAATGCCACTGATGCAACTGTGGCATCAAGTACAAGCTGGAATGATCAAAAAGAAGGTAATAATAAAGCTTATTCTGGTTTAGCTTACCAACCAATATGGCTTTATGGTACTAAAAACTTTTGGTATAGACGTCCTTTTATAACCGCAGATTCTTCAATACAAAAACAATATAATCCTTGGGACCCTTCATATCGTCTTCAGTTTCCTAACTCAATTAATACACCAAATTTTATGCCCGGTTTAACAATGTCTTTGGTTAGCAGCAAAGCAGAAAAAGAAGCAATAGCTGAACAAATTTTTGAAACTTATAAAGCTTCAACGCCTTCTCTTAAAATAAATATAGGTTCAAAAATATATGGTCCATTTTCCACTTCTGAAGCAGCCGATACTTTTAAAACAACAAAACTTGGAACAGTATCTGGCGCTTACCCAACTTCTGATGATTATCCCTCAGGAGTAAAGCTACTTGGTAACTACTTTTTAGGTATTGATATTGCTAGTAAAGATGTATGGAACAAGTACGCAGATAAGCCACATGATTTAATACTAGCTGCACATTCTCCTGATGACGATTATTTTAATAATGCAAATCAATCGGCTAATGCTATAACTCCAGCAACACCTAATAGTTCTAATGTTTCTGTTTTTAGTTCTGTAGTTAGTAGTATTACTACAGCTGTTAGTAGTTTAACTGGAACTACAACCCAAAAAGCTAATGATGTACAACAACTTTCATTAACATACCGTAGTCCACTTACTTCTCTACAAGAAAACACCACACCAAAATGGGATCTATCAATTGATGGAACTGCTAACAATGGCTATGCTACTAATATACCTACAGGTATATACGAAGCAATTCCGGACTCTCTATTACAAAGAGTTAATACTGTTCACGGTTTAAACAATAAGTATTTTGTAGTTCTTACTGAAACTAGTACAGAAATAAAAGTTTTAACTGTAGCAGATGCTGGAAATGTACCATATCAGTTTGTTACTACTAGAGTAGTTGATGTTTTACAAGGATCAACTACACAGTATGTTGCTTCAGCTAGACAAGTTTATCCTTCGGCACAAGGTCTTACTCCTAGCCCAATTGGAACAATACTATGAAAACTCAATATTTATCAGTAGATAGGTACAGTCTTGATGACTCTGGTCAAACAGCTTCTAGAACTAGATTTGCTAGTAGCCAATATGTTGCGTATACCTCTCAACAAGGTGACACTTTTATGTCACTTAGTATAAAATTTTTAAACGATCAAAATAGGTATTGGGAAATTGCAGATATTAATCCACAAGTGCAGTGGCCTGATCGTATCCCAGTTGGTACTCCATTGCGGATACCCTTATGATAACAAACTTTACAAACTCCCTTGCTGGCGATTACACCTTTGTTCTTTTTGGTTCGCCAGTTATGTACAGCTCTGTAACAGAGTACGAACTAACTTTGTCAGAAAATAAACATGACATGTTGGTGGTAACTATGGCGGGTATTCCACCATTGGCAGTAACAGATTATATTGGCGCCCCAGTTAGCTTTTCTCTTGGGTCTTCTCCTGGAAGAAGCCAAACATTTAATGGGTATGTTTCATACACTGAACCTGTTACACACAACAGGGATGGTGTAGTTAATGATAGCCCTATACAACTAGCTCGGTTGTATTGTCTTGGCGCATCCTATGTAATGAAAGAGATTAATTCAAAAGTTTGGGATTACCCTACATTAGAAAATGTTGTAACTGAAATAGCTAATCGTCACCACTTTAGTATTGACTATCCAAAAGATTCTTATAATCCGGTAAGGCTAGTTCAATCAATGGAGAGTGATTGGTCTTTTTTAAATAGAGTATGTAAAGCTTTTGGTTACTCATTTAATGTACATGGAACACACATCCATATTTGGGATAGATTAAAAACCTCTGGAAGATTGCCTTCTTTCCATAGAGCTACTACTAGCAACAAGGTTCAATCTAATCAACCATTTTCTGTTTTAAATTTTGAAGCAACATTAGGACGTATATCATCAAGTTCAAATGCCAGTAAGTCACTTATTACTGTTTTAGATAATCAAAGCAACATACATACGGTTACTTCTGATGGGACTGAATTTACTCCTGGTTTAAGTTCTTTAAATAAACTTTTTAAAAAACCATTGTATTACTCTGCGGCTTCTTTAGAAGAAGGTTTAAGAACTGTAGATTCTCAAGATAAATATAGCCCTATATATAATGCAACGATGAGAGTGCTATATGGTGCTGGGGCTGTTCCAGGAGGCATTGTGGACTTACGTGGGTACTCATCTGAATTTGATGGTATGTGGTATATAACCGAGGTTAAACATTCTATTAAATCATCAAATTATGTTACTGATCTCCTTATATCAAAAGACAGTAAATTTGAAGAAGTTTCAAGTACGTCTAAAGTAACCACTTTTTCTACACCACCAGAACCTAGTCTTATAGATAGTAAATGGGTAGCATTAACAATGAGGTCAGTAGAATATGCCTAGTTCAGATATCTCAATTCATAGAGCTCTTGTAGTAAGGGCATTAGACCAAGAGGTACTTGTAAAAATACCTGCAGTACTTGGTTCAAATGAGTCTATTGCAGTATACAAACCTAACAGTGTTGGTGCAGATTGGCCACCATCCGAGGGTGACCAAGTACTAGTGGCTATTGAGGGAGAAAACTTTAATAAAGTTTATTTAGTAAGCAATATTACTGATAGCTCAAGTAATATTAATGGTGGAAGCGCGTAATGAGGAGGATTTATGAAAGTAATTAAAACACCATTTAGTTTTGTTGGTGGAAAAGTATTAGCAACTAAAGATGCTGCTAACATTATAAACCAAAAAATAGAGAATGTATTAAATACACAAAAACTAGAAAGAATTTTAAACCCAGGTTATGGTAGTACCATTGCTGCATTAATTAATGAGATTCCTGATGAGCTTATGTTAGTTGACGCTAAAATTGATGCTTTAATGGATCTTGAAGATGGTATAAAAAATGCGACTATACTAGACATGTGGTTTGATGCTTCGTCAATAACTAGTACTGATCCTACACTTAATGTGTATGTTACATACCGTCTTCCTTTGGGTGTTACTCAAAGAAGCAATATAAAAATAGCTATTCCTGGTTTGATTACTGAAGATACAATTGTGTAAGGTGAAAAATGGCAACTGAACAGACATTTAACTACGCAAGTAGAACATATTCAACTATACGTCAAGATCTCTTATTAAGAGCTGCCAAAGTAGCTCCAGAATGGACCGACCGAGACCCTTCTGATTTTGGTATGTTGTTTGTAGATCTCTGGTCATACATGGGAGACATCTTACATTACTACGTAGACAGAGCTGGTCGTGAGTCTTTTATAAGTACCGCAACACAGAGAGAAAGCCTTGTGGCATACGCAAACATGTTTGGGTATGTTCCTAGCGGTAGAGCTTCTTCCATTGCAACTATTTATATAGCAAACAGTTCTTCTGCAAGTTCATATAGTATTGCCGCGGGAACCAAGTTTTCTGCGGTATCAGATAATAAAACTTATTATTTTTATAATTTGGATAGTGCTACAGTTGATCCAGGAGTAAGTGCAACGGTTACTCTTTTTGAGGGAACACAAATTATTGATGAAGTGTTAACTACTTCATCAAGTGGCGCCCCAGGTCAAACTTACACTCTTGGTTATTCGGATGCAGATATGAAGACAACATCGGTGTATGTAACTGAAGATGGTTCTAAAACCCTATGGTTGAGATATCCATCTATACAAGAAATTCCTAAAAATGCAAGAGGGTTTGTTATTTCTTTAGCTGCATCTGGTGATGTGCGGGTTACTTTTGGTAATCGTACAAATGGTTTTATACCTCCTTCTGGGTCTACTATTACTATTAACTACAGCAGAAGTTCTGGGGTAAATGGAAATATTGGTAGTAATTTAATAAGTAGTTTTGTTAGTAGCGTCCCCTCTTATATTTCAATTACTGGGTCAACTTCAGCCACTGGTGGTAGTAATGGAGAAACAGCAGAAACTCTTAAAAACAATATTGTTTCATACATGCGTACACAAGACAGAGCTGTAACCCTTGTTGATTACGCTGACATTACTAAATCAGTTAATGGCGTTTACAAAGCTGTTGCAACATACACCCCAACAGCGGGTGCAAACGCTTCAGTAAACCTGTATGCACTTCCATATAGTAGTGACTTTTTAACAATGACTGGGTATTCAATAACTGTTCCCTCTGATTTAAGGACTTTAATATTGTCATTTGTGACTCCAAGATCTATGCTGGGTGTTACCCCAGTTGCAGTATCTTCAATACCCGTAGTTAGATTAGATATAACAATGACTGTTACCGTATCTGACGGTTTTGTAAGAAGTTGGGTTGAAACAAATGTAAGAAATGCAATTGATGGTTTGCTAGATTTTGATAATACTGATTTTGGTAAACAACTTAGAAAGTCAGAAGTATACAAAACTATAATGGCACTAGAAGGTATTGACTACATAGATATTACTGGATTTGAAATGCGAAGTTCGGCAGGTTCTTCTGGAAATCTAGTAACTACTTTAGACCCAGCTAGTCTATTAAGAAAAGGCAATGTAGGGTTAACTATGCTTTCAGGAATGAGCGTGTAGTAAAAACATGGCACGTAAATCTTTTACTTTAAGAAACACTGAGTCATTTGGTGGTTCATATGTTCAATATGACTCAGCAGGTTTTGGAGCTTCTACTTTTGGAGCTTCTGCTACTTATATTAAAGGTAATGATGTACAAATAGCCCCACTTCTTAATACTCAAATAACTGCAGGTGGAAAACTTTCTAACGCTGCATTTTTTGAAGCATATGCGTATGATTATCAGTCAGTAGTGCTTAATTGGGGCCTTACACTTTATGATGCTACTTCTTTGCCAAAACCCTATTCTGTGCATATTGTGTATTCATCAACTGGTTGTCCAGACACTATAGCTGAGGGTATAAGAATAGTAGATACAAGAAATGTTGAAGAGTTTAGACATGTGGGTATTACAGATGATTGGGCATACTACACAATGTTTATTAGGTATTTGTCAAACAGTGGGGATGACTATTATGAACAGGTTGCAAAGTTAGAAGTACTTATACCAAATGACTATGGTTCTACGGAAGATCTATATTCAAAAATTCCTGTGTATTATCAAAATCAAGATGAGATTAATAATGGAGATCTAAAGAAATATTTATCAATATTTGGTTGGGAACTTGACAAAATTCGTACAACTTTAGATTTCAGTATGTCAATGAAAGACCCTTTTGTTGGTAACGAAGAAACCCTTAATTATCTAGCTCAAGATATGGGTGTTCCATTAACAACTTATGATTTAGGATCACAAAGATTAAGAGACCTACTAAAAGTAGTAAGTACTACAAGAAGAAATAACGGTTCACCAAATGCTATAGAAAAGTATTTAGAAGCAATATGTGGGTCTAATATAGATATTAATTCTAATGACAAAACCATAAAAGTTTATTCTCAAAGAGTAAACTTACTTAAAGATCCTAAATTTGTTAATGGGGTTGCCGCGGGTATTGACAATGGTTACCCTTCTAGTAGCTTTAGTGGTGTAGTTTATGATAATGG